AAGCGTCTTTGACTTTTTATCCACGATGTTCTTGAAACAATCGTCGGCGTTGGGATTCCGTGTGCTCTCAAAATACTCCTTGAGATGGGTGTGCAGATCCTTCTTGGAAAGCGTCCACGCCTTGCTCCACTGATTCGGCCTTTGAATTTGAATCGTGGAATTGTCGGAGGACATGCGAATCTCGTTGTATCCGCTGAATTCTGGGTTCTGGAGGAGAGAGGCCATCTCAGACTCCACGGCCTTCCGCTCGTTTCGCAACGTGTGGATTTCCTTGTTGAGACCCTGAATCCTGCTGTCAATCTGGCAATACGACTCAAACCGGGACTTGAGATTGGCGAGCATCTTCTTGTGAATACCTTTGATTCGCTTTGTAAACTTAATTCCGTTTTTAGAACAAGGATGTCTGTTGACGCAGCAGAAATAGAGACACTAAGGGAAACATACAACCGAGAACATCCATCTCTAGCTCCGATCTCTAAAGGAGAACCGAATGCCGTGTGGGGGGCTCTGCGCATACGGCTCCGGGATAAATGTAAGGGTGGCGAAGGAGAATGTGTCGTTGCATCGTTGCTTGAAAAATCGTCCGCCCCGAAATCGTGGAAAGAGAATCCAACAGAATGGTTGTCTACGAACGAGATTGAAAAGGTTGAGAAAAAGTACAAGCGCCTATTCTCAAACTACGAATACGTTGGAACATTCCCTATGGATTTCGGAGAAAAGTCGGATACGGGCACGTGTTTGGTGAGTGCCTTGTGCTCCATGGACATTCTTAAACTCGCATCAAAGGGAAAGACGCAAATCGGTATGGTGTTCAACACTGATGTTAGTACGGGACCTGGTCAGCATTGGGTAGCGGTGTTTTGTGATTTGAGACCGGAGCTGGAGTATCCTCGCATGACCTATTTTGATTCATATGCTCAACATCCGGAGAAAGAGATAAAGCGACTCATGGCGAGATGGAAACAGGCGTGGGATGCGAGCGGACGCCATTCAAAGCCGATGGAATTGACCTATAACAAAACGAGGCACCAGCGCAAGAACACAGAGTGCGGGATGTATTGCGTATATTTCCACTACTGCTGTCTTATGGAAATACCGATGAAGAAGCGGATCCCAGACGAGGTCATGATGGCCATTCGAGGAGTCCTTTTTCGTATATAAAATCTCGCCCAAAATGTAAACAAATGGCGAACTCTTGGTTGGCACACGTCAAGACGGTTATGGCGAAGATGAAGAAGGACAAGACCTACGTTGCAGGCAAGGGGCTCTCGCAGGTTATTGACAAGATCAAGAAGGACGGAAGCTACAAGAAGTCGGCGTCAAAGACGCGTCGTGCGTCCAAGAAGGGTCGCCGGGGCGGTGCGGAAGGAGATGATGAGAAGATGCCCGAAAAGAAGAAGGAAGAGGAATCGGAGTCTGAAGAGGAAGAGGAGGCTTCCCAGCCAGAAACTGTTGTTCCCGACGAGGATAGTCAGAAAGCTGTTAACGGGAGTCAGCTCAAGGAAGGGGAAGAAGGCGGTCGCCGTCGTGGTCGCAAGTCAAAGAAGGCGACTCGTCGCACTCGTCGCAAGCTGCGTCGGTAAAAAAATCAGTTTGTCTAACATATAAAGACAAATGGGCGGCGGTTTACTCCAACTCGTTGCGCATGGAGCTCAGGATGCATACCTCTCTGGAAACCCGCAGATCACCTTCTGGAAGGGCCTGTTCAAGCGCCACACGAACTTTGCGATGGAGCCTTTTCGCCTGAACTTGACGGGCGTGCCTGCGTGGGGACAGAAGCAGAGCGTGACGATCAATCGCCATGCCGACCTACTGTATTCCACGTATTTGGACGTGGTTCTGCCTACGACTCAGGTTGTAGGTGGAACTACCTTAACAGTTGACTGGAACAACGAGCAGGGTCGGTTGGGATACAATCTCCTCGATTATGTTGAGCTTGAAATTGGCGGACAGGCGATCGATCGTCTCTACAGCGAGTATCTCTACCTATGGGACACGCTCACGTCCGACTACAACACGAGCTACAAGCTGTATCAGATGGTGGGTTTCGGCGGAGATACTCGTCGCACGGACGGTCTCGGTGCTCCCATGGCGGTATCCGCTTCTGGAGTGTATGGCTACAATCTCCCCGGAGCTTCCTCATGCGTCACTGCTACTGGCCGCCCAAATACGGTGACTCCCCTCTTTATCCCTCTGCCGTTCTCGTACACCCGCAACCCTGGCGCAGCCCTTCCTCTGATTGCCCTCCAGTATCACGAAGTCAAGATCAATATCCTCTGGCACAAGTGGCAGCTCGTTACTGCGAACTTCAACGGAGCCCAGCCTCCTGCCCCTACATCTGCCGCTCTTTATGTGGACTACATCTACCTGGATGTTGACGAGCGCCGTCGTATGGCCCAGGAGTCGCACGAGTATCTGATTGAGCAGGTCCAGTTCAACGAAGACAAGGGTATTGGCGCCGGAAGCAACCGCATTGACCTTACGTTCAATCATCCCGTCAAGGAGCTCATCTGGGTCGTCCAGCCTGATCGCTTCGTCAACTGCAAGATCGCTGATAAAGGTGACACTTCTGCTGATTACGGAGTCCCTCGACCTGTTCTCCAGCCAGTGGCTGGAACTGCGTCGGCGGCGGCCGTTGGAGCTGGAGTCCGCCTCACGCCTTTCACCTACACCTACCTGAATCAGTCTGCAACTACCCTAGGTGGACAGACGTTCACGCAGCCAATTCGCTCCCAGCGCCTCCAGATCAACGGCCAAGATCGAATGGATCATCGGGGTGGCGACTATTACAACAAGGTGCAGCCTTACCAGCACCACACCGGGACGATGAAGCCTCAGGGCTTTGACGTGACTCCTTTCAAGACGTCCAGCCAGGTCCCGTTGTCCCAGCAGGCGATTTACTCGTATTCGTTTGCGCTGAAGCCCGAGGAGAACCAGCCGAGCGGCACGTGCAACTTCTCCCGAATTGATACCGCCACGATCCTCATGGAAATGTCTGGCGACTACCTTGTTGACGAGACGACCGACAACATCTGGAACGTGCGTGTCTACGCCATCAACTACAATATCCTGCGTGTCATGAGCGGAATGGCCGGCCTCGCATACGCCAATTAAAAAGCCATTTCAATATAAATGTCAAGTCCCTCCAATATTCCCCCAGCAACAGTATCTGGGGCTCCAGCAACTCCTCCTACTGAGCCTAAGACTGCCCCTTTGACTGCCGGAAGCTTTGTACAGTGGCTTATTGGAGGAACTGGTATACTCAGCGTCATTTTTTGGTTAGTATTCTCGTATGGCGCAGCCAAGCTGTCTTACGATAAATATAGGTCTATGGGATGGGCGATTCTTGATTTCTTCTTTAGTTATTACTACTACCCGTATTACGCCCTTGTCCTGAATTCGCCTACGCAGGCCATGATCGCTGCCGGTCGTCGTCGTTAATTTACCACTCCATCACGATGTCGTCCACACGACACACAATATCTCCCTCTTCGGCGAGTTTCGTGTTCAGTGCCTTGACATCTTCTGCGAACACCGACGGCTCCTCCATCATTCCCTCCGGAAGCTTCGTCTCGTCCAGCAGAATATCCACCAGTCCAGTTCCGCAAGGAGGCCTCTGGCCAAACATGATGTTTGCCGAAACACCTTTCATACTATCAAACTCCCCACTCATCGCAGCGTTAAACAGAACCTTGCTCGTCTCCTCAAACGATGAGCGAGCAAGGACTCCAGAATCACTCTTGCTCATTCCGAAGCGATCGGCGCTCAGAATATACCCGGGATACGTCATCGTATCAATCAGAGTGATCATGTGGTGGTAATTCACATACTCGGCGCTAAACACTTCCATGAACTCCTCATACATCGCCAGACGAGCAGTTTCAACGCCGAATACATCCATGATTTCGTGGACATCGTTTGAGAAGGAGCGCAGAGGGTCTACGTGCTGGAACGTGGCCAGATCCAGCAAGTTCGTTCCCTCTACGTCCAGAACATACTGAGGCGACAGAGGAACAAATCCACCAACCGTCCCGTCGTAAATCATCTCAGACTTGACCTCACGAGGATACACACGTCCAAGCCCTTCTACGCCAGTAAGGATCGTGTCGAGAAGCTTCTCCTCAATAAAGCGGAGCGACAGAGCGTTCTTTGCGATGTCGGTTCCAAACACGATACGCAGAATGATCTTGTCGGGAATGTTCGTGTCGCTGTGGATGCAGTCAAACACACGCAGAGTCTTATTGTCCTGGATCTTGGATGCGATGGTCGTCATGTTTGCGACATTACGGGCCGCCATTTCCATCTTGTCCAGTTCTAGACGCATGATCCACGGAGACATGCACGAATTCCCCTGCGTGACTGAGAACTTCTCGTAGGACCGCAGAATATCAATGTCGTCTGCGATTGCCGTATTCACGGTTCCGGGATGGGGGTCGTGGTAAATGCGAACGGACAGCGTGATATCCCTCAAAGTCGTCTTTTGGATATCGCGCTTGACCGACGATACAGAGTTCTGAGACTTGGCTACGTCGGGAGTCAAATACACAACATTCCCGGGGTTCTTGGGATTTCGGGAAACGCTCAGCAACTCAATAATACGGGGAACGCCCTGCGTCGCATTCGCCTTCACGGTTCCTGCGCTGTGAAACGTGTTGAGCGTCAGCTGGGTCGTGGGCTCACCAATAGACTGCGCAGCCAGAGTTCCGACCATTTCGCCAGGATGGACTCGGGCGTTCATATACTTGTAGCGGATATCGCGCAGGAGCTCGTCAAACATGTCCTTGGATAAGCGCAGTTTGAGGATGGACTTCTTGGGCGCAAAGTAGTATCGTAGAAGAGCGTGGAACACACGATTGTGCTTCAACCACGACTCGGCGCACAAAGAATTGAGCTCGTTAGTAACGTGTTCCGGCGTCAGGTCTGTCTTGGTGACGT